AGCGACTCTTTGCTACGTTCTTATGAATACTCCTGAGCATTTAAGCTACGAAGAGCCGCAAGACTATACAGAGGTAGAAAGCAAATATCGGATAAAGACTTTTGACATAGAATACGATATAGAAGTGATAGAAAAATTAATAGAGAGAGTAAAAATTTCAAGAGAATATATAAAGACGTTAATATGAGTGAGAGAATAATGAAGCGAGAGCTTGGGGAGGCTAAACAAACTATAATAGCAATGGGTATGCTTATAGCGGACTACGAGAAGGCTTTAAAATATAGGGGATATATGGATAAACGAATAGAAAGTATGCGAAATAAGCATAACTTAGGCACTACTATGCAAATGAGCAACGGAGAGCCTCTATACTTTGAGCGAATAATGGAGGTGGTGTCAATGTACTACAACGAGCCAGTAAGTGATATAAAAGGCACTAAACGCCCTCGTAACCTTGTAGACGCTCGACATATGTTCTGCTATTTAGCTAAACAAAACACCTCAGCAACTTTAAAAGAGATAGGAGCTTGTATCGGAGGTAAAGACCATTCTACTGTACTTCACGCCATAGATAAAATAACGGACTTACTCCAAAGCGATAAATTAATGCAAAGAGATTATAACAAAATAATACAACTAATAAAATAAGCCTATGAAACCAGCAATAGAATTATACTTATTAAGTGTTAGGATGCTTACCGCTGCGGATGCGGTAGGCTTACCAAATAACGGATTTAAAAAGGCTATACGCTCGTTTGAAACCTGGGCAAAAGAACAAAGCGAAGTAGTAGAAGGTTTAGACTCAGAAGTACACGCTCGAGTAGTACATAACTTCAACGTTATAATAGATAGCATAGACCACGACACCTTATCCCTCCCTATTGGAGAGCTAACCATAGAAAAATGAGCTTGAATATAAAACTAATCCTAATAGTAGCGATATCTGCTACGCTATTTATTACAACTTTGATTCATATATCAAAAGAAAAAGAAGCTACCCAGCCTCCAAGAGTTATAACCTTAACTAATACCGATACTATCTACCAAAAAATAGAAAAAATTAAGCTAAAATCTGATACAATTAAAATAAAATATGAGACACAAACTAACACTTATCGCCACGCTACTACTACTAACAAAATTAGCCTTTTCGCAGACCGTATTAATAGATGAGGATGGAGATACAACCATCTGCATAACGCTTCCGCAGATGGATAGGGTCTATATTGAACTACTGCAAAAGGATAGTTTATTAGAACAAGCTCATTTAAGCCGTTCTAAAGAGCTTTTACTATATGAGGCTATAGATAGTGCCAAAAAGGACATAGAGTTCTTAGAAACGCTTGTATATGCCATTGATAGCGAAAATTTAGGTCTGCACCTGGAGAACGAGAACCAAAAGACACAAATAAGGACTAATCGTACCATCTCTTTTATCAGTCTTGTAACGCTATTTTTATTTATTGCTTTATGAACAAAGACATAGCTAAGGAATTAGACCTCGAATGCAAAGAAGTAGCGAGGAGATTTTCTAATACAAATAGAGAAGGTAATTTTAATAAAGAAACTTTCGAGATAGAGGAGATTATATCAATGTCAGACCATACCGCCACGGTTGTTTTTAAAAAAAATACGGGCAAATTAGCCGCTGCTTTCTTCTACTACATCGCAAAGGGTTACTCTAAAGGCTGGAGATATTTTTTCCCAACTGACTCACACATCAACGGGCTTGCCGCCTTTCATTATTTCAAGCTCGAAGTCGAGCGAAAGAATTACGACAAAAACTTTTAATAAGTGCAGTAAAACGCTCTTTTATACGTAGTTATACGTAATTATACGTAATTGCACTACTAAAGTGCATTATAAGGTACTTTATATGCTTTAATGTAGGATTTATGACTCATTAAGGCTTTTTATTCGGATAATGTCGGAGTTATACTACCTAATTTTGCACAATAAACCTTGCCGATATATTGTGCGTTTCGTAACAAATAATAGTATGTATTTGTTACGAGATTGGTTTTTTATCATTTATAGGCGCAATGCTTAAAATATAGGCGCACCGCTTTGCTTTTTTATAAAAATAGTTTACTTATTGGTTTGGATTTATACTCAAAGTACATTCCTAAAAATAAACAAGTGAATGAAGTTTTAGGAAAAATTCAGGCAGATTAAAAGGTAGTAAGCACCCGAGAGTCGAATACGTTTAAGTACATAACCTCTTTAGCTATTCGGTTGCTATTGCCAAACTCGGTTGTAGCCCTGATATATTGTACCTTCCAGTAAGGCGTTATATCGTGAAGATTAAAAAGGTAGATACCTTTAGGCGTTGAGTTAATATAGATAGCAGCGTCTGAATGTTTAGACGTCTCCTGGAGCATAGCGTCGTACTTCTTTTTTTCGAGTAATAAGGTGTCGTAGTGTGTCCTTCTACACTTTAGCTCGATTCTATGCTTCGTAGCTGGAGAGTAGCAGTCCCAGCGGCTCATTTGATTATTAGATTTAACTAAATCAAAGTAAATATTTTGTTCTAACCACTCAAAGAGGTCGTTTTCTTGCATCAATAACCCTCTTTAGATACGTCGAAACTTGGGCAAGCTTTTGCAGAATATTCGTTATGACCATTTACGCTTAGTATTGGGTACTTTTTGCGTATATCAGCTATTAGCTTTATTAAAGATTCTTTTTGCTCAGGCGTTCTCGTATCCTTTGCCTTAGACATATTTTTATTCATACCTCCAACGTAACATATTCCAATACTAAACTTATTTTGTCCTAAGCAATGAGCCCCTAAAAGCTCTACTGGTCTACCCGCTTGTATCTGTCCGTCTAATTCAATAACATAGTGATAACCTATATCGTTCCACCCTTTATCTATATGCCATTGGCGAATAGTGTCTATCTTTACATCTCTACCTTCGGGAGTAGCTGAACAATGGATAATAACTTTATTAATGGGTCGCATAATCTATATTTATAGTAACAATAAAAAGGTAAATAGTTAAAGTATGGTATTTGTATTCTGTTTGCGGAGCGATATACTCCCAGCCTAAAGCAAATCTATCGTGAGGATAGTGAGCGGAGAAAGTTATTGACCATTCCATTTATAATTCTTTTTTAACGTCTTTTAGTTTTACAATAATAGCCTTAATTTTATCGATAAACGAATAGCCTTTAACTTTTATCCAAGACTCATCCATAGACTTAACCTCTATAGAGAGTAATACTAATGAAATTACCTTCGTACTTATAAAAGGGACGCTTACTACACTTGTCGTTAAAGCGTTTATAATAAAGACGTCAGAGGCGTATACAAGCATCACTACGGCTATATAACTAACGAGCTTAGGTACAAGCCCATTACGGAACAATTTGCTTGTAATAGGCTCTCCTAATTTCTTTGCTTTCCATACTCCGAAGCAAGTATCTATAATAGTAGATAAAGCCACCATTAATATTATGCCCTTAATCGGGGCAAAGAATAAAAATAAAGCGGTCAATATACTACTGAGGTAAATCTTCATTAGGCTCTGGTATTACGCAAAGTTCACTATCTGGATAAGCCTCACAATATGACTTAAAATAAGCCGCCTCATAGCCTCCAATGATGTGAAGTTGTGTCGTAGGCTTTGGATACACTTCGAAGGGCTTAAACGATGGTAAAGGTGTTCTAAACCAAAGGATATCCACCGCCCAAGTTGTGGCAAGGTCTGTGCATACTTGAAAGCCTTCTTCGTTTACTTCGTACGCCTTGCAGATATGCCCTAACTCAACAACCGCAACATCTTTGTAATTGTAAACCTCAGCACCTTCTTCATCGGTGGTTTTTACTTGTATCTTAGTTTGGAATTTAGACCATTCGGCTTGGTCTGTGAATTCGTATTTTTTGTACGTTGTCATAATTATAAGGTAGTTAAGGTTGCTAATTCAGAATTTGTTAATCTTGTGGGAAAGTGTGTGTATTGATTAAATACAAATTCGCACATTTCACTTCCATTAAATTGACCAATTTGTAAATCCACATTATTGTTAGGCGTTCCGCTTGATGCCGTTGCAACGCTTACTCCATTGATGTATAGAGCAAAATCATTAGGGGCAAAAACTAATGCGACTTTATATCTTGTATTTGGTTGGAATGCCGTATTGTAAAACAAACTCCCCCAATTGGCATTTGTTGTAATTTTATTAGCACCATCTAAATATAAATAACTTTGACTTCCTCCCGAAGTAACATAATAACAAAATTGTTTGTAGTTCGCTGAACTCAAAGTTGGGTTTGTTTTGATGTCAAAAAATACCGTTCCACTTGTTCCACCTATCAAACTACTAATGCCAGTCTTGATTGCACTATCCGCCAATCTTGTCACACTACTTGCAAGGGTGCTGATGTAACTGGTTGGAAAACTTGAGGCTTCTAATTGTGCGCCCCAGATAAAAGAGTTTTGATTATCGTCACTTGGCACAATTCTAAATATACCAGTATTTGTGCTTGACGG